TGTAGGATTAAGATTCTCAGTTGTCATATTATCCTCTCACCTTTAATGAACCCTTACCAACCATCTGGCGTAATTGCTGTGGTGTCATAGCCCCTTGTGCTTCTGGAGGTGATATATTGGATGGCACTTTGGTTACTTCTTGTGGTGTACCTGCCTGTCTCTGAGCATTGATTTGGGACATCTCACCAGGTTTACCTTGACCTGCTGGAGGTACTGCCAACTGTGCTTCTAGATTCTGTGCTACCTTCCTGAATAGACCTGCTTGGCGTACATCTCCTGCTCTTTCAAGGTAGTCTGCATGAGCATAGTAGCCTGTAATCATCTCAACCATTTGGGTCATTGGATGCTGGAGAATCTTATCCAGAGTCTTACGCCTCTTGATAGCTTGAGGGTCACTCATACCAAAGATTTCAGTTATAATTGTAGCATCATCAAGTTGGTCTTTAAGCATGTTGGCTATTGTGCCTCTTTCCATCCAGTCTTTAGGGGTAGCTACAGTACTTTCTACTTTTATTTCTACTTCTTCGGGTATATCCTCTGACTTTAGCTGCTCAATGAACTTACCTTTAATATTGAAGGTCTTATCTGACTTCTTCAGGTTTGATAACCAAAAGCGGTCACACTCGGAGATTACAAAGTGCTTACCATCCATATAGGGATAGAGGATTTGATTAGCTGAACTAGAAGCTAGGAGGCTTAAGGCATATCCTGGTTGACCTTCCATCATGCCATAGACAGCATCATTGAATGAGCCTTTCTGCATCTCCCTGCGTAGTTCAAGTAGTTGGGACTGTATTTCCATAGGGATTGGAGGAGGTGGAACATGAACTAAGCCTTGCTCACCAGGGGCATAGTGGAAGAAAGCACCTCTCTGGCCTAACTGTTCAGGAGTAGCTTGGGGGGTAGCTGAGAACTCCTCAGTAATAGATTGGGAAGTATCCCTGAGTATTTGGGATAGAATAGTCTTCCACTTATTGAAGGCTTTGGACACTGGTTCATTGACCTCAAAGATACCCCTACCTGCCAGTTTTCTCCAGTCTCTACCATTTCTAGTTAGGCTACCTTTATCAGGGAAACCTCCTACTGGGGCTACTAAGAGTCTCATCTCTGGTCTATCTACCCATCCTGTAACATCTTTAGAGTTAAGTAAGACCATATTGTAGAGAGTATCATCTTCATAGCAGAAGTAATCATCAAGAATTACCTTACCGAAAGTATTATTGGGATGATAGTTCCAACCATTATCCTGAGCTTTAGCTAATGCTTCTGTTCCCTCTATTTCATAGGAATGGACACAGGCTGTAAACTTATTACCATTATATCTTGGGTAGGTGTCAAAGGGACTCCAGACATTAACCTTAAGTTCTCCTGTATCTTTATTGAAGGCTTTAACTACACTATACCAACCTAATGTTAGTAAGTAGAAGCTCAATTCATCAATAAAGGACTGGTTACCACTTAGTTGTCTCTCCCTGTCTATTTTACTCCACATATACTCACATGCCCTATGGACTTTAGCCCTACGGTCAAGTTCTAAGGCTGATTCTGTGGTTATGGGGGTTGTATGGGATATTTCACCCTTAGTTAGTAAATAATGAGCCATGTTGTAGAAGGTTTGCGGTTCGTTACTTACATATGACTCCATTCCTGTAGTTTTAAGTAAGTCAACCAGGGTTAAGAACTCAAACCATTCCTGGAATCTGGTATTACGTTCATACCAGAAACCTTTAAGGGTAGATATATCAGAGATTACTTGTCTTTCAGTTAGCATTATGCCTCCTTATTTACCAATTAAAACCTGGGACATTTCCCATGTAGCCATGAGCAACTCCTGATACTTTCCTTACTGCTACCGCAATCATCAGGGCTATGGCTAAGTCATCAAAGGTCTGGGCAGTGGGAGTCATTTTTATATATCTGTAGCTCCTTAACTGTCTTACTAGATTCACATCCCATAGTTTAAGTTGGGCTAGATGGTCTTTACAGGCTGTCATCATGTAATGTTTTGTACTTTCGTTTGTCCACCAGCCTACATTGGTTGATACCTTACCAGTTACAAAGTCCCTCTGGTGATACAGATTACCGTAAGTATCCATATGACCTAGAACTGCATAACCTGTAAAGTTTCTCTCAACAGCTATCTCTGCTCTATTATACCATAAACCCAACTGTTTTAATATACCAGCAAAGACTGCAGGGTCTAGTCGGGCTTGGAATGTTGCACATACTTCCCATCTGTCATTGAGGACTACTGCTGTGGAGAATGAACCAGTGGGCGCTCCTGCTGAACTGTCTGCACCTATGACATATCTCATCTTCTCTTGAGGAGGAATCCAGTATGTCCAGCCTCCTTCATGGTGCTTACCTTCATAACAGGATTGGGCTAGGGAAGTTAGGATAAACTGGTCAAACACAGGGTCTCCAACTGTGATAAAGCATGAGACTTCATCTTCAGGATACTCTTGATAGAATAGACCAGCTTTCTCACCCATCTTCCATCTACGCCATCGTATCTGACCTTCAGATAGATGAAACTTGTTGATTAGTTCAAGTTCCTCTCCTGTGTAGCTTAATTCATTTCTGTCTGCAGGTATAACAAGTTCAGTACCTCTGGGGATAGTATAGCCTTTATCTACCCACCAGGGAAAGAAGAAGGGCTTGTAGGGGGATTTACCTTCTCTTGCTCTAGTCCACTTCTCAAAGAAGATATTGTCTTCTCCGTTAGGGGTAGAGTTACCACTCCAACATACCTTACCATTTCTTCTTACCATAAGAAGGTGATTCTCAGGAATATTTATACAGTATACAGTTCCTTCTTCATATAATCTCCTTATTTGATTCCTTGACTTACGAACAGAAGGATAGACATTACTTGAGAAAGTGATAAGATAGCTCTCTTTATGGTTTCTTCTCCACCTTCTATCAACAAAAGCCCTCTTAGTATGAAATATAGTCCTATATCCTAGTTTAAGACCAATTTCCTGTAATCCATCCCTTAGAGGAATATCTACTGTGACACACCTATTCCTCTTCTTTTCTCCATCTCCCTTCCAGTAAGCTTCTAGGAAATGGGTAAGATAACTTGGGGGTAACTCCTTAACTTCTTCAGGGACTCTCTTTGGCTTCGTATAGTTCTTAAGATAATCAACCAATCTTTTATCATGGATACAAAATTGCTTCCCATTAGAGTATACCTTACTTTCCTTACCAAAGTATGGAGCTATCCTCTCAGAACATTCCTTCATATCTTTAGTATATATCCCATCTTGATAAAAGGATACAGCATATTCCTCTACCCAACCTTCAGATAAGAAATAACCTAGATACTCTAACCATAAAGGCATTGGGATAGACACATCCCCTATTTTTTGGGTAAGTTGTTCCTTACCAACCCAAGACATTGAGGAATCAAACTCCCACTCTGAATAATTAAAGAGGTCTTGTGCTTCATAAAACTGAAATGGCTGAATTGTACCACTTTTTCTAGCCCACACTTTATGGTTAGGTGTAACTTTCAAGTCAATAGACTTTCCTGTTATATGGATAAACTCTTTTGATATACCACTAAAAACCTTACTTATTCTAGACCAATAAGCCTCTCCTGATGGATTCTTGGATAAGACTAAATCATCTATTGTTACATCCTTAAATGGAAGCCAACCCCTTTTAGTAAGAATCTCAGTTTGTTCATCATAACATTCAATTGTAAGTTCACCAGTTAGGGGTACTGCATCCTCTACACCAGATAGTACTTTATTACCATCCTCATAGAAGGCAAGTTCAGATAGTAAGGCTTTACGGATTGTATCACCTCTACCAAAAGCTCTAGAACCTGCTGTTCCTATATATATGCTTGAATGCATATCTGGAAAGGTCTTCTCTGACCTTGATTCAGCACCTACTGAAGGCTTAGGTTCATCCATTGTATCATAGTAGAACTGAACTCGGTCTAGAAGACGTTGGGTAGCTCGTATCTCATGGGATACTACAGCACATGAAGTATGGGGGATAATGATACAGTCTGTGAACATATCTGCTAAGATGGAACTGGAGATACCTACCTGTCTGGCCTTAAGTATGATATTCCTGTTTGACTTATGAATATTAAAGTATCTTTGAACATCATTGAACTTATAGGGGATAACTACTCCCTCTTTATTATCAATATGAAGTAGACCTTCAATAAGTTTAGTTTTATCTATCATGAAGTCCTTATAGTCCCTTACTCAACTTCTTCTTCAACTTCAATAGGGGAAGTCTTACTTTCTTGAACAGGGATGCCTTGCTCAAGTTGTGCCTGCGGCTGGATAACTGTCTCTGAGTACTCCCCATTTATAGTGCCTCCCTCAATCTGTGGAATAGGATTGGCCATGTTAAGATTATTTATCCTCTGCTCCCATGTCAGGGATTGTATCTGTGGATTTATATCCAGGTCTGCAATTAGTTTACTGTAGACCTCCCTTGCCAAGTTAGTCCTTAGAAGATTGTAGTCTCCTGAGTTTATTTCATCTTTAAGTCTCTCAATAATCTTTTCCTCAAGTAGGACTGCAGCAAGTTGATTATCACGCCTGAGAAGGTTCATGGCCTCTTTCTTATATTCAGCACATAGCTCATCCCTTCTTCGGTAGATGGCTACAAAGTCAGGGTCATGACACCAGGTATTGTATGTACCTGTCTTTATGTGACATAGATTCTTGGCTAAGTCAGGTTCAACATCACTGATTCTGAGAAGTAAGAATCTCCTCCTATTACCACCAACATCCTTCAATTCATCTTTTAATGACATATAAAGTCCTTTATTGGGGAAGTATGACCACAGATAGGGCATCTCTCTATTGGGTATGACTCCCCTTTGTATTTATAGATATAGTTGCAGTTAGGGCATTTAAGTTTGATAATCATAAGATACTGTATCGCTACAGTAAGGTTCATTCCAATTTGGATAAATAAATGGATAGAAATAAGTAGATATATACCAGGGATAATAAGGTATATAAGGAATATAAGGTTCTTTTGGTTGATAATGGTCTTCTGTAGGATTATGTTTACAACTTTCACACTTAAGACCTTGACTGATACATTTTTCTGCATAAGGACAATTAGGACTAGACATTGATTCCTCCTAACTAAGACTTAATATACCACTTACTAAGGTAAGGATAAACTCCAGAGCCATAAGCCATATTCCTAACTCCTTGCTCCCAAAGATGAAACAATACCAAATCAGGTTGCCTATTGTTCCCATCAGTGAGAGTATGATTATCAGTAATAGTTTCTTCCTGTTCCGAAGGAGGTTTTTCATCAATCATGATTACTCCCTTAATTAACATCTGTCTTATTACTGTAGCATTATTTTAAGCAGTTGTCAACTAGGGGTTAAATAGTTATTGACAACCTATATAAACTATGATATAGTTAGGCCAATGGATGAAAAAATAAATATAAAGGATGGTAATTTATGAACCTTGTTCACATATAAAGATATTGCTTAAATAGGGATGTTAATAGAGTAGATAATATATTACGTGTAATTGTTATAGGTATATAAAAGTATTTGGATGTATGTAATGAAAGTATTAGTAGCAAGGAAAGAACTTAAATGTAACTTCTGTCCACAACCAATTCATAAAGGGGACTTCATGGTAAGGTCATCATTTAAGGATAGGTTAAACAGTAACAGATGGGTATTTACATTCTATCATGAGGAATGTTGCTGTCAACAAACTTATAAGAATATAAGAGTAGCAATTACTAATCAAAGAGTGGCTTTGATAGCTAAGATTAAAACTAAGGAAAGTAAGAAGAGAAAGATAGGTAGACCTTGTAAGTATTCAAATAGACTGGAGAGTTTAAGATTAAGGTCTAAGATTCAGTATTATAAGAATAAAGGTAATGAAGCTAAAGTTAATGAACTAAGTAATGAGATGAAGAAGCTGGAGATAGTTAAATGAGTAATCAATTAGACTTAACTATTAGATTCTGGGAGAGTAAATTACAGGATAGACTGCTTCTGGGTATCAGTAATGAATTACAACTGGAATTTACCATTCAGTATCTGAAGGAGCTTAAGGATATTAAGGATAAGATAGTTACTAAAGATATTGGGTAGTTCCCTGTGTACTGTACAGTACCCATGAGTACTTGAGGAGATAAGAATGTTATACAAACTTGAAAGATGGTTAGTAAAATATAGTGGAGGAATTAACCCCACCTATGCTTGCAAGATTAAGGGATGTAGGAATAAGAAGAGGAATGGCAGATGCAACTTACATGAGATTAGACTAGAACTGGATGAGCATGAGGTTCTTACAGGTAAGTGTCTGGATTATGTTCAGTACTGAAAGACTCTGGAACTTTTGGCTTAAAATTTGAAATTCTCTGTAAGGGTAACTTCGCCTTTCGCCAACTAGGTAGATTGAACGTGTGGGGAGATACCCCTGGGCATATTTGACTTGTAGCTAGATAGGTGTATACTTAGGATAGTGGTAGTTGGGACATGGGGGGAATAGGGAACTACGTAGCTACGGGAAACTTGACCAGGGAACTGGCAAGCAACAAGTAGCTACAAGAGGAGATACAATGGAGAGCAACGCATTATTTGAAGCAATGACTAATGACAAGATTCAATCCCTACTAACTGAATACAAGGACAATGCCAGTGTAGTAACCTTACTTTCAGGGATTATGGAAACCAGAAAGTCCATAGCTGAAGCTAACAAACTTAAGGTAGACTTTGAAGCTAAGATAGCTAAGCTTGTCAAGCTTCCCACTCCGCCAGCGGGTATCCATAATGTATACCTAGCATGGGCGGAAGTGGAAGAGAAGATTGGTGAGCCTGTTGAAGTTGAAGTAGTCAAGTCCCAAGCAGTCCATAATCCTGACGGAAGTGTCAATACACCAGCGGTCATGGAGAAGGTAATGCGCCAGCCAACAGCCAAAGTCTGGAAGTGGGTAGTTGAATTGAATCATTCTACCCCTTGTAAATCAACTTCAGGTGACCATAGCACTACTTCAACCAGCAAAAGAGCGGTAACTATTCTTAAGCGGAATGGCTTAGCACTTGAATCTATCGGAAATTTCAAAACTTGCCAATCTGCTTGTGACTATCTGAAGCTAGACACCAAACAGGATAGTGCCAAGCGTGTGCTAGAGAAAAATAACTACATCGTAGAATCATATACGGGAAGTGACTTCAAAGCCTAACTTAATCTAGCTTTAACCAATAGAGGCGGACTAATCACCCGCCTCTTTTTTTGTGTCTACTAAATTAGATACAATCCGCTATTGCCATAGTGTTCTATCCTCACTTCAAGCTATTCTTCCCGTGTGCTACATCCAAACATCCATGCTTTATTAGTGGGTATCTAGTGTCCAATGTATCTGGAGTTATCCAAAGGATGCTTGAAGCACACATCAGTTAGAACGTGTGTGCTAACTTACTAATTAAAGTAGGGTATTGACAAGCCTATTCAGGTAGACTATGCTAATGACATGCATGGGATAGACCACAAAGTAAATAAGGATAAAGGAGAGCGTATATGACTAAGGATGAAGTAATTCAGTGGGCAGTAAGGCATGGCTTTACTTCTGATAAGTATGGACATATGCAGAAGACAAGAGCTAATGGTGATAGATTCAGGTTGAAGTTACAGGATAAGTCCTGGAGATATGAGAAGAGAATATCCTTTGGACAATTAAACATAGATGAATATAAACATCCTGACGAGTGGATGAGATTAACCAGTGGGTATTACTCCCATACTACAATGGATGGGAAGGATAAAATAAAAGGATAGAAGGAGAAGTAAAATGAACTCAAACAGGTGTCCTAAGTGTCATGGTGTAGCCAACACAATACTGGTAGATATTACAGGAAAGAGATTTACCCGATGCTCAAGGAATACTACCAGGATGATGGGTGAATCAAGGCTAGTCCCCTGTGAGCTTATTCTGGATGATAGGGGACAGGTATTCACAGGGACAATTGCTTATGTATCAGACAATAAAGTTCACACAATGGGAGTAACAGAAGGAAAGGAAAGGAGATAAAAATGGAGATTAAAGTAGAAGGAAACAAGTTAACCATTACCTGTATCTTAAGTTCAGGAGTACCCTCCAAATCAGGCAAGACTAACATAGTCGCTACCACCAATGGATTCACTCCAGTAGCTGGTAGTGACATCAGGGTTAGCCTGAATGTAATTAAGCCTCGCTAAGTTAGTTACTAAGGGCATTAGGTTTAGGCTTACTGCCCTTAGATAAGTAAAGTAGTAAGGAGTATAGTAATGATAATTAAATGTGACTGGTGTGGAAAGATAACAAGTAAGCCCCCTTATGGTGGACATTATGAGGATGAAGTAACAGATGGAATCTGTGAAAGATGCCTGAAGATAGTATCTAACTGTATCAAGAAAGGAGTAGAACATGCAGAAGCTATTGAAACTGAAGTGGTTTAGCATTGTAGTTGCCTCAAATAGGGGAGCAACTGCTTACAAAGGCTTCAAGATTATGTTCCATAAGTATTGCATTAACATCTGGACTCCCTGGGTATTTATCTGTATATTTAGAAAGGAGTGTATGTAAGTGAGTAATGATAACTGGAATAGTATAAAGCATTCCTTTGAGGAAGAGGACACAATCATAAAGCTACTGAATAACCCAAATAATCATAAGCGTATGTCCCTTGCATTAGTATGCTCTGAAGTGTTTAAGCCTGATGCTTTGGACTTTATGCTTATGTTAAAGGAGGTAAAGAACTAACACAAATAGCACTTGACAATAAGTTACAGATAGATTATGGTATATTCATAAGTAAATATTTATAGGAGGAAAGCATGGATAACACAGAACTTATTGAAGCAGAAGTTGTTGACACAATTGAGGATGATGGGGAAGAGACTGGGATGATAGTAAGGGAAAGATACTCAGATACCCTCACTAGACCAGCAAGACAGACTGTATTTGTTGAGACTGGTAGGGGTAATACTGCTGAAGTTCAGGTAGGTGAACCTTTTGGTAGCACTATTGAGGCACTTGCTGAACAAGCACACTATGGTGGATACTTCAGGGTATATCTGAATGGTGATGAGATTGTTAATCCTGCTGATTCACCAGCCACATTTCAGCCTGGTATGAGAGTATCCATTACCAGCTATGATAAGGTAGGGTAGAAAATACTGGTGTCCTGAATATCGGTCAAGCGGCCACTTTGAGTGGTCTTATATTATGAGTTTATATTTAGAAATTTATATTATGAATTAGATTATTAGGATTAAAGCTTTCAGAAGGCAGCTAAATGCCAAACAGGAGTCTGACCTTAGGGACTTCCTGTATTGCTAAGGAGAACCTTCTATTGACAGGCAAGTAAGACCGAGCCAGTATTTAGAAGTAGTTACAGTAGGCTATATGCCTATTAGTAATAAAGAGCAGTCTGCCTATTGGTAGACTAAGCCGAAACAGGGGGATGAAATACTCTCCCTGTATTAGTATGGAAGACTGACTGATGAGGCTTAATTGAGGAGAGTCATATGAACTTAAGAGAGACTATTCAAGCATTAGAGGCCAAAGGTATAACAGTAGCCAATGATTTAGGAGTCCATGAGAACTGTGCTATAGACTCTAACTGCCCTAAAGCAATAGAAGTTAGGAAGATAATTGGGGAGTCAGGGGTTACATTAGAGCAGTTACTTGAGGGATTTACACAACCTGAAGTTGAGTCTCCTGCTATTGAATTACCTGAAATCAATGGAGATGCTGAAATAAGTGTGGCTGGAAGAAGACTTAAGCTAGACTTTAATAGCATTATCAAGGATGAACTAAGAAGTTTAATCAGGCGTAAACTCTCACAAATAGAGGAGCATTCAGGCCATCTTAAGAATATAGGCTATGGCTGGAACTCCTACTACCAAAGGGAGATTGCTAGAGTCAGGACTACCAAAGTATTACCACAACTTAGCTTCCCAATAGAGGAGTTATCCAGAACGGGATGTATGATTACCTCACAAGGAGATAACTATGTATTCCTGTTTAAGACTGAATATCATCCTGAGTATATTGTTTCAGATGGGGTAAGATTTAAGCTAAGTGATAATGATACAGCACTCCTTAAGGGAGATACAATGCTGAAGTATGTTATTACAAGAGAAAGAAAGTTTCTCACTAAACCTGCATTACTTAATGATAAAGGGAGTAAGTTCTATCATTATCATGGAAGTGGGTCTGATTGTTGGGGAACAATAACCTTTCCTACTACATGGGATGGAACTTTGAACAGCTTATATCAAGAGTCTATAACTCTTATGAAATCCCTGATAACTATTAACCGAAATAGCCCAATGAACAGAGAACCTGCTGGTATGCCTAATCTACAAGATTTATTTAGTAGGGCTACTAGGCTAGGAATGGAAGGAGTTATAGATAGACCTATTCCTCCAGTTGAAACTCCACAAGATGATGGAAGTAGATTCACTACAGATATACCACAACCTGTAAGAGGTTGGGGAAGGAGAGCATAGATGCCTGAAGAAACTTATACCAGACAATTAACACTAGGATTAACCATACCACAATCAGTAACCGTAGTGGGCTGTGGTGGAGTGGGTAGTCGCTTTGCTTATGAAGCAGCTATGACTGGAGTGCCTAACCTATACCTATTTGACCCTGATGTATTGGAGGAGTCCAATAGAAACAGATTGCCCTTTTGTCAGGGTAGTCTAGGTAGACCAAAGGTTGAGGTAGTAAAGGACTTTATACTGGCAATAAGGCCAGAAACAATAGTAGTAGCAGTTCAGGATAAACTGGAAGGTATATTACTAGATATACAGTTATCAGTTAGTGAGTTTATTGTAGATTGCACTGATAGTCCTAAAGCCCAATTCACTATCTATAATGCCTGTAAGAGAGCAGGAGTTAAGTTCATCAGAGCAGGATATGATGGGACTCACATAACAGGAACATCAGTAGTTAGTGGCTGGATTAAGACTAATGTAGAAGAAGAGAATTATACAGTCAATCCTAGTTGGGCAGTACCCGCAGGTATTATTGCTCTACTTGCAGTTGGTAAGATGGAGAAGTGGTTTAATCAAGAGATAAGCCTTGATATATCAGAGATTGGTAATCCAGTAGTTGAAAGGCAGAAAAAACTAACTGCTAGATGTAATCAGGAAGATAGGAGAAGAAGATGATACACAGAAAGGATTATAAGAGGATAGCTGAAATAATAAAAGAGAGTGAGTCTAAAGAAGAACTAATTGGGTTATTGATATCTTACTTCAAACAGGATAATCTTTTATTTGATGAGAATAAATTTAAGGAGGCAATAGGTGAAACAGTTTCTTAGGGAATGGAGAGCCTCAATATTAGGGACACTAATAATCCTGTTCATGAGTGTAATTCCTAATCTCATAACACTAGGTCTATTAGGAGTTATAGCCTACAGGAAGAATCCTGTAGAAATAAGGAGGAATAATGACACTGAGAATGAGAGATGATGATTCAATGGAAGGTTACAAGTGGACTCCTAATAAACTACAGGATACCCTTAATAAATGTGAGGATATATGCAAGAACGCTATAAGGTTTGCAGGATGCTATGACACAAGAACTGAACAGGCTTTATCATGGGTAGAAGAATGTTTTGATAGAATAAGGAGGGAGATTCAACATGGTTAGCAGAATATTTGGATGGGATTTACCACCAGGATGTAGTGCTTCTGATATACCAGGAAATAGACCAGAAGATGAGGACTGGGAGGAAATCTATGACAACTTCTGGGATAAGGAGAGGCTAACTAAGACTCATATTGGACTCAGAATTACTGATAAAGAATATGAGCTAATGGATAAGCTCTATTCAGGAAAGTACTCTGAAATAATAGATGATTATATCATAGCAGCTCTTGAATATGGTATGGAAATTGGGATTAAACAGGGTTTACTTCAAGCAGAAGAGAATAGATACTTTGAACAGCTAGATGAGGATGATGAATATTTTGAGCGTCTAGCTGATGAATATGATAAGGAGCTACATAATGACCTGGACAGTTAAATCTTGGAGAGAACAGGTAGATAAATGGAAGAAACTTGCTGAAGAAGAAAAGTATAAGATACTTACTCTTAAAGGGCATACAGTTACTCTGGTTGAATACTTTATGAAACAAGACCAGTTCATTGTTACTTTTGATAATGGACTAAAACTAACTGCTCTTGATGGAGAGTATGGGGATAATGCTTTTAGCTTTGTATCAGATAATGAATATACACAATTAAAGGAGCATAACAATGTGGAAAGTTAATAATACTGAACCTGTAGAGCATATAGAATGTTCATTAACCAAAGTTCCAGATGTCTATCTGGACTTAATACCAAAGAGAAAGATTGAGCTACTGATGGAGGAATATCCCCATCAGGAATGGTTTGCCTATCTGGTAGGAAAGACTACAGATAGGGGTAATATATCAGTTGGGGATATATCAGTACCACCCCACAAAGAGGCTTCAACAGCATCAGCAGAGATTGAGCCTTTCCATACTCCAGGGAACTGTGTAGGAGTTATCCATAGCCATCACAGTATGGGTGCTTTTCACAGTGGTACTGATGATTCTTATGTAGATAGGAATTACCCAATATCCATAACTGTAGCTAAGAAGACTCAAGCACTGGAATTTGATGCTATAAGCTACAATACAACTCCTTGTGGTAAGCCTATGTTAACTAAAATATCAGTCAAATATATCTCACCTAAACCTTTATTTGATGAGAAAGCCTTCATTACTGAATCAAGGGCTAATATTGATAAGAGTAAAGACCACATGAGGATGGTATCAACAGGACTATCAATGATTCCACAGCAGGAGTTTTATGACCAACTTGTACAGAAGAAGCATGATAAGCCTAAGTTCCAGATGGGAGTAACCCATTATATTGACAAACATGGAGCAATAGTTACTAAGGAAGAGTTCAAAGCAGATATTCAAGATAAGGACTAGATTCAAGCAGTGCTTGACATCTACGTTCAGGTAAGCTATCATATCTAAATGGAGAGTGCATGTTAACTCATGATATTGCTGAATATATAACATGGAATGTGGCTAGGCCAGAGTTCTATGTGAAAGATGTACTCCCCAAGCAGGGAGTAATGCTAATATATGGAGAGCCTAAAGTTAAGAAGTCCTGGTTAGCCCAATATTTAGGCTTCTGTATAGCTACAGGAACTGACTGGTTAGGAATGAGAACTGAACAAGCCCGAACTCTTATAGCTAACTTTGAGATTAGTCCCTTGTCCTATCATTGGAGACTTAAGGATATGGGTAGACACTTCCAGATGCAAAACCTGATGTTCTATGAATCTTCCCCTATGCTGATGTATCTGGATGATGAGCATAACTTCAATGAGTTTGCTGAAGGAGTAAGAGCAATTAGGCCAAAGGTAATTATCTTAGACTGTATGGCAGCAAGCTTTGGTGGTGATGAGAATGATGGACAACAAGTAGCCAGATGGATTGAGAAGATAAGTGCTATCAAGACTGAGAATGATGCTTCAGTAGTAATCATACACCATACTAATAAGAACATGCTGTCAGGAAGTTCAGTAGATAGGGCAAGAGGCCATTCAAGACTAACAGGTTGGGTAGATACCCTGTGCTACATGGCCTTACAGCCTACAGGAGTCCAATTACAGTTCAAGGCTAGACAAGCTACCAGAGATGTTCCTAATATAAATGTGGAGTTTGTAGATTATTTATGGAGGATAAGAGGAGCAAATGCACAGCAACAAACACAAACAATCTAAACCAGAGAGGGTATCAGAAAGATTCACACCTAGTCCTACAAAGCAGGTAGTGTTCCTGACTGAAGAAGGATTAACTAAGGTAGTATCAATGAATAGAGCAGAAAGGAGAAAGCTCATAAAGAAGGAGGTTAGAAGGAAGCCTAATTAAATAACAGGTCATTAGTTTGTAGTGTTATTAAAGGAAACTGGTAATAAGTTTAATAAGGAGAAAGAATAAATGCCAATATACAAAAGAGAAGAAGCTAAAGAAGGTGGATGGGCACAGGTAAGGAAAGCCTTACTGAAGTTTGAAGCTACTGTAGATTCAGTAGAAGATGGACAATGGGGTGGTCAGCTAGTTGATGATGATGGTAACAAGGTAGCCCCAAGAGAGTATCTGGAGATTAAATGCAGTGATATGCATGTGCTTGAAGTCTCTGAAGAACTAACAATGGATGTTGAGGGAATGGAGTATGCCTTCAGGGAGAACTGCTCCATGAATACTGGTAGCTTTTGGGTAGATAAGTTCCTAGCCAGTGCAGATACCCACAAGATTCTACTTCCAGATGGACTAGTAGGTAAGAGAGTTATCTTCAAGAAAGAGACTCTAGTTAACAAGAACCCCAAATATAATAGCACTAACTATGTTATAGATGGGATTGCCAAGTCTACTCCTAAAGTAGTGGCTAAAGTTACCACAGCCAAGACTATTATTGCTGCACCAGCACCTGCTGTAGAGGAAGCTACAGAAGAAGCCCCTACTGATACTACAGACCCAATGGACATAGCCCTTGAACTGGCTGTAGGTAAGACTGAAACCCAATTCAGGTCTGCCTTCTCAATGAAGCCTGAGTTTGCTAACTCCCCACTATTGGGGATGGCTAAGGCTGGACTGATTACAGCAGCCCTTGTCAAGGATGGAAAACTGGTAGAGGTTAAGGAAGGGACTAAAACTATATACAGGAAGCCATAATGAAGAAGTGTAAGATACTGGCAGTAGCATTAGCAATATCTCTTGTAGCCCTTATTGGTGTCTCAGCTTATGCAGCCTACCTTAAGAGCATAAATGCTCATGTAAACATAACTGCAGTAAGTCAGCCACAAGTGGGACTAACTTTCTATGCTGATGAAGGATGCACAACTGAGGCTAATCTGGTAGAGTTTAATAGTCTACCACAGGGTATGACCTTAGTAAAGACCCTGTTTTATGCTAAGAATACTGGAGATGTTAATGCTACATTTATAGGAGGGAGTACCCTTCCAGCTACTGTTGGGACTATAGCAGTAAGATTTAATGGTAACACTAATGTTACTATCAATACAGGAGATGTGGTAAGGGTAACTGGAACAATAACAATAAGGTCTGATGCTTTAGTAGGGGATTGTGGCTTCAGTATAACAATGAATCAAGTTTAATGAAAGATTTGCTGGTGTCCTGTATAAATCATCGGTATGGAAGGCGAAGACAATGCCGAGCCAGCAAAATGCCTAAGCTGAAAGCAAAAGGAGCAGTGAGACAATCTAGTGCTAAGGATTGCAGTAGGCTCAGGTAACAGGCAAAAGGGTGAGGGTGTTTGACAGCACTTAGTAAGTGTTCGGCCTCATAGCCGTGAAAAGTGTTCCAGCCCTCACCTGAACCTGAAGAAAGGAGAAGTAGATGGAAGCTAAAGATACAATCTTAAAAGGGGAAGAACTAGACAGGATACAACTTGCTGTTGTTCATAATCAGTATCCTAACTGGAACAATAGAAATGATGTATTAACTCCCTGCCTAATGGAGCAGGCTGAAATATCCTTCAAGGCTGGCTATGAAGAAGGACTTTCCCTAAAGGGTGTTCCTGCAGCGATAGCACTTGCTAGGAAGAATGGTATTAGGGAAGTAGTGGAGTGGATAAACTCCAGAGAGGAAATTGGCTACCTTAATCAATGTGGTTTTAATCATATATGGCGAGCTAAACTGAAGGAGTGGGAAATAGATGCTAAAAGCTAAGCCAATCATAGAAGCTATATCTGAAGGCATTGAGGTTATAAGAATAATATGTCCCTTCTGTGACTTTGACCAGCTAGAACCTGATGGTATGGTCTGGACTTGTTGCAGATGTGGACAACAGTTCATACAAAACTACAAAGATTAGGAGATGTTTAATGCCTATCTATGCTGATTATGACCCTGAGAATGATGTCTTTATCTGTATGCTTAATGGGGAAGTGGTAAGCTATTGGACAATAGATGAGTTTGCAGAGATGCTTATCAGAATGGCTGAATTCTTCAACAAGATTCAGTATAGAAGATATATGGTAGAACAACAATGCATCCTTGAGGTAGATTTAACATTAGCTGATATTAAAGCTTATTTGGAGAAAAAAGATGAAAGAGGAACTTCTGATTTGTGAAGATTGTGAATGGACTGGAGTCCAAGAAGATTGTATTAAGAGGTTTTCTACCTTTGAGGAGCTTGAACTCTTTTGTCCCAAATGTTATTCAGCAAATATACTTAGCAAGGAACTGAAGGAAGATTAACCTGGAGGTTTCATTAGGCCAGAGTGTCCTCCAGGAGGCCGTTCCTGCCTGCTCTCCACACTCTGGTCTTAGTAAGGAGATAAATGAAAGAAGTAATATTATCTTGTAGTTCTGAGGAAGTTATAAAAGCTAAGTGGGATGGAGTAAGATTTACCCTAATTCGGCAGGACAGATATCCTTTGGAAAGTAGAGTTATTATCCTTAATCCGAATGAGTTATCCAAACTAGGGGAATTTATAGAGGAGTGCAAATGATAATCACCAAGAATCCTGAACTTAAGGCTAAAGTATTCCAGAATATAAGAACCTCAATGGTGAAAGACAGGCCTGATATTCACCTGTCTGACCTGATATATTGTTCCAGAAAAGCCTACTTCAGGAAGATGGGATTCTCTCCTGAACCAAGTGATGAGCTATGTTTATTGTGGCTTACAGGCTATGCCTTCCAAGCCTATATGTTTCCTGCTGATAAGGAACTAACCTCTATTGTGGATGGAGTTAACTGTACTCCCGATATTCCTAGTGGTATTGAGGTTAAGTCTACAAGACAGTCTATGAAGAAGTTTAGCTTAGAAGATATGGGACACTGGAAGAAGCAAATACTAGGCTACTGTAAGTCCCTAGATAAGTTAGAGTATGACTTAGTAGTTATGTTTGTCTGTGGAACTTATGCACCACCATTCCCCAATATAGATTGTTGGCATATCCAGACTACACAAGAGGAAGTGGAAGCTAACTGGAAAGAGGTAATTAGAAAGAGGGA